GCCCCCCCCGCAATTCCCGCCTTCATCGCCGGTCCCAGCACCGTCTCCGCCTTCTGCAAATAACTGCAGGTTCATTGGAACTTTACACATTGCTTTGAATACTTTATTTCTCATTTCTTATCCTTTCCGCCCAGCCTATTCACTACTGTGCCCGGGCCATTCGTCTCAGATTCTGTAGTTTTGTGTCATTTCGGACACAAAAAATAAGACGCTTCACCCCGCGCCTCATAGGGAGATAAACGGATCACCTTATCCTTTCTCCTTACCTGCTGACTTTTCTGTTTCTTTTGTGATCTCAGCAACACCTTCATGAATCAGATGTTCAGCTCTTTCATCATCAACATCCAGAATCTCGCCAACTTCAACGATTTTCTTTAATTTGACATCGCTGTAGCGTTTAATACACTTTACCTTCATTGTTCTCACCTCCCCTCAATCACTGTATGTTGCTTTTAATCCAAACTCTGGAAGGAAATTAATCTCGTAATGATATTTGTCTACAGCTGATCCGGAAATATCTTCGACCACATACATGGTGTAGTCATTCAGATACACATAATCTTTCTGATATTTGTTATCCGCTGTCTCAATGATCACTTCCAGCTCATTATCAGAATTGTTCTTCAATGCAAATGTTCCAGTCAGTTCCAGAAGAATGGTATCTGTCCTTGCATTCAGAACCGTAAGCTTCCTGGTCACATTGAAGTTATCTGCTTCTTTGGAAATGTTGTAGCTCACCTGATCTGCTTCAGCACATCCTGTGGCTGTAATACAGATCAGAAGCATCAATGCAATTACTGCTGCAATTTTCTTTTTCATGCTCTTAGCCCTCCGTAAATTTCCAATCTTCTGCGAGCATGTCTGCCTGAGAAGCAAGCCAGCCCATCTGTACACCTGAACTTCCAACAAAAGCAATCGCCATATTTCCAATGGCATCATGCTCACAATTTATAATTTCTCCTGTAGGCGCTTTGTATGAAATTCCGCTTGCAAGCTGAATGTACTGTTTCTTGCCATTCCAGCCCTTTCGTGCTACTTTCATTCCTCTTTTCAGATACTTAATTGCTTCTCCAAAGGAAAACGTTGCTTCACCGCCAAGCTGAGGACAGTTTACTTCATCTGCCAGAATCCACTCATCAGAAAGGATATTCTGAAGTGTATATACAACGCTCTGTGTTTCTCGAATATCCATTTCCTGTCCGCCTTTTGTGTGTATGATGATTGTTTCTTTCTCTGGACTCCAATACCAATATCCTCCCCAGGATGGTAATTTTGCTTTACTTCCAGATCTCATTGCTTTTAACGCTTCTTCAAATTTCATGTTTTATATCCTCTCTTTCTTAAAAATGGGTATAAAAATACCACCGGCCTTTTCTGACTGGTGGTATCTCACATTTTATGCAATTTTATTTTCGAGATCAATATCAAGCCCAAATTCTTTTAAGTCCTGATCCCTGATATCCAACTCCGTTTTCAGAATATCGAGCATTTCATAATACGCAACTTTCCGTCCAGCACAGTACGCATCATCCTTGTTTTCCTTACTTTCTTCAACAGCTTCATTTGCATTTTCCAGCAATCGGGCTATCATATATTTAATTCCATCTCTTGTTAATGCATCAGCCATTGTAATCACCTCTTTCTTTCAGCTCGTCTATCCGATCCTGTATTGCCTGATTAAAATTTCGAATTTCTTTTTTCCAGTGACGCTTCAAGCCTTCCTGTTCGCATGTCATTTTATCGTCCCAATCAGAACAATGTGCTTTTGGATTTTCTAAATATTCTTCATGTTCTTTTATTCGCTTTTCGTACTTCCGTATCGCTCGTTTCAGCGAACCGGACTCTTGATTTTTAATATCGCTTTCAGCAAATAATTGCAGATTCATCTTTAGTTTATCCTTGTTTTTCTATTATACCAGAATCAATAGTTTTTGCAATGGATTTAGCGCCTACTCTGTCCTTTGTATTTCCCTTGACATATTTCTGATACCATTCATCATATGTCATGTTTGCAGGAACTTTCCCAGTACGTCCAGTTTCCGGATTATAAGCCGCTCTTGTCATCCTGGACAACGTCTCATCATCGATGTCACTGATCGTGGTAGACCTACACCACGGGTGCATCGGTGGATAGTTCTTTCCGGCTTGTCTTTCTGACACCAGGAACACCTCTCCGTCAAGCTCTCGACATATCTTACTGGTACGCAAATCCAAAGTTGCCATATATCTGTATTTCTTTATACCACATTCCTTATATGCCTGAGCGGTAAGCTCACTTGCAAAGAAACAACTTTCTGTTCTGATCAATCTGCGTGCAGCTATTGCCCCTCCGCCAAATTTCTCAGTGATCACTGCAGCGGTCTCCCTGTCTGTCCTACCAGTCAAAAGGCTAACAAGTAATTCATCTTTGATCGTTTTTGCAAGATCATCCGTATTCTTCCAGATACGCTTCGAGTAATGTTTTCCTGACCAGTTCATCCGAAGTACTCGCTCAATCTGTTTCTGATCAACATGAGAAAAACTAAAGCCTAATCCAGTCTTGCGCTGCGTATTGTATATCGTCCTGTAATAAGCATTCTCAGCAAGCTGTTCAAAAAAGCTTGTATCAAACCGCTGTTCCTGTTGATATACATTCTGCATGACTGTATCGACCTGTTGCAGGAGTCTCTGCAGTCTTTCGATTCTGGCTCTGTATGCCGGTGCTTCCAACTCCTTTAGAAGTTCCTGTTTATTCTTTCCAGAGTCCTTATTCTTAATCTCAAGAAGCAGCTTCTGAATGGAATCTTTATCCTGAAAGCTATTCAGGAATCTCCAAGCCTCAGCTTTTGACAATTTGTGTTTTGTCATGTACTTCTCAAATATATCCTGAGCTGAAAACACAATCTGAGCGGATGCAGACCTATATATTCTGGCTACAAGATCTGCATTGTCTTCTGCATCAGCCATACGTTCATACATGTCCCAGGCAGCTCTTTTTTCCCAGTAATCACTCATCTACTTTTTTCTCTTCTGTTTTCTTCTGTGATGAATTATCCGGATTATTATCTTCCGGCGGATCATTTCCTTGCATGCCAAACATCTCCTGCTGCTGTTTCAGGCTCTCTTCGGATTCTTTCTTCACTGCAGCCAATTCCTCGTCAACATCCTCAACAAATGGAATCTGAGCAAGCAACGTCTTCTGACTCACAATACCTTTGAGGTTAGATACCATCTGAGATATCTCCAGAAGATTCTTTGGAAGAGCTCTGGTGAAAGTCATTGTAATTCCTTCCGGATTCACAGTTTTTTCTTTCTTTGCAAGAAAATTACAGAATATGCGAATTCTTTTTCTCAATCCTTTGCGGTAATATCTGGTCTTGATCTTCGTGATATTCTCCATGCCAAGAAGCTTAAATTCCATAGCCACACCAGATACATTGCCTCCAAAGCTTTCATCTGTCATACATGGAATATGTGAAAACTTGTGAATGTCCTGCTCAACTGCTTTCTTTAGGATTTCTACACCAGCTTCATCAAATGTCCTTGTCAAATACTCTGCTTTGGTGCCATCCGGCATCTCCAACAGCTTTCTCTTCTTAAGGTGCTTCATGGCAGCTTCTGCACCATCCTTTTGTTCGCCGTCTTCCTCTATCTCATCATCTATAAGCAATGTTCCATAGATGGCAAGAATCGAATCAATGAACTGTTCTTTGTCCGTGATACGGTCACTCATCAACGCGTTATATGCATCGATCAGCGGAATCTGCAGTTCAAAGTCACCGATTGCAAGTTTGTTGTTCAGATATTCTATAATAGGGATTTCTCCCAGATAATGAGGAACAGGCTCTTCTGTGGTTTCCTGACTGCCATCAGTATTCAGGATACTTAACTCAAATTTATAATTCTGAGTCAATATCGTAGCCATGTACTGAGTCGTTTTTGTTCCGGAATCATCTTTTTTGGCATAATAATAAACAGCAAAGAGTTCATTT